TCTTCACCATCGAGGGAGGAGCGGTGATAGATCTCGAAGATTTCTTTTGGGTAAACGCCTAGCTGTTTGGAGAAAGCCAGTTCACCCATTGCACCCTCGTAGTCAACGAAGATAGGGTCTTTGGGAGATACCCTGAGTGCATCTTCTGGAGCGACCTCACGAGCAGCAGCGTTGCGGGAACGCGCTACAAAAAGGCAGAGTCTTTTCTCTGCTTCATTCAGTGTGATGTGCATTATTAAAAAACTTTTCCTGTGACATCAGACCCACCCCAATCCGCACCATATTGTATAAAGCGCGAGGGGTCATACCCCATACATTGTAGGAGGGGTCAACTGTATTATCTCGGACACATAGCTGCGCCGGATACTGAGGATCATTTGATTGTCGGATATAGATAAGAATGTTTTCTGGCACATCCATTTCTTCAAGGGCTTTCATTGCTGTTGCTGCCCTCATCTGTTTCCATCCAACTGAGTCGTTAGGTATGGATGCAATTTCACGCAGCTTGTTCTCTGCTTGGATTGCTCTTTGCTGCCATGCTGTTAGTTCATCCATAATATGTTGTCATCTTTCCGACCAGTTCTTCATAGTCTTTTGAAGTCATTCTAATCTTGTGGCCTACCTTGACCACTGCCACACTGTGCTTGCGGCATAGCTTCTTCACATCTTGAGGGGGGACGGACAGTGCCGCCCCCACCTCTTCGATGGTCAGTAGCTTAGAAGGGGATTGAGTCATCCACTGGCTTGCTACGTGCTTCTGCATTGTTACCACCTTGTTGTTTGTCGCTGAGTGAGAGGGACATGAAACTCATGTCGTCTTTCTGCTTGCGCCAAGCGGCAACTCGTCTGCTACCAATCGGCCCAGTATAGTCTGGTGAGTTTGGATTTTCACCCTTCTCATTCGGGAACAAAGTTCCAACCTTTTCGTAGATGTCCATAATCTTTTTGCCATCTGGCAGTGTGGACATGGTGACAATCATATGGCTGTCTTTGCCATCGTTGTTTACTCGTCCTGACAGGATCATCTTGTGGTTGTCACGAGGGGGAAATACCGCCCCGCTATCTGTGTTGTCGTAAGTCTGGCTCATTACCATTCTCCTTTTACGCCTTTACTATCTGCCGCATACTTGTTGTCGTGTTCTCCGAGGAACACATCGGCGTTGAATCCTAAGTGCGACAATGCCTTAGTCAGCCCATCTGTGACAGCCATCTTGGGTGCGTCTTCTGCGATGCGGTCTTTCTTGTAGAAAGTCCTGCAACCAGTGAACGGCCCGAAGCTGTTGTGTGCGTTGCCATGCCAAACTGTAATGTGTGCAAGAAACGCCACATCACCATTCGCCATAGTGATTATCTCTGTTTGGGAGTGCCACCCCCAACCTTGACCGACCGGACCGAAGGCGCGAGTGGCCTCTCGGATCTGATACATTGGGTCAATGCTGGTGAAGGAACGAGATCCAAAGCTAACCTTCTTCAGGTAAGCTGAGTCCGATGGGGACACCTTCTCCCATAGTTCCATATTGTTCGTCGGTTTGTTTGCTACCCTCGCTGCGTTGGGGGCTAGGTTGTTCACTGTCATGCTGTTTCTCCTTTCGCACTACTGTTAGAACAAGTCTGCTATTGCGGTATTCAACTCGCACCGCTTCGTCTGGTGTGTGAAGCCACACTGAACGCCAGCCAAGCTGGTATTCATTTCCTATTAGGTGGATAAGAGGCTCGGCCTCTTCACTTATCAATGGTGATGCTGTATAATCGGTCATGCTGTTACCTCCTTTCGACAGCGGGGGGCAGGGTTTCTACTCCCCTGTCCCCTACTTCTTTATGTTAATGCGTAGCGAACCACGCTTGTCTCGTTTGATGCTAAGTTCATCGGTATAGACCTCGCGTTCATCTAACCCGACCATTGCTTTTAAGTCTTTGCCAGCAGCAGCGTGTTCCTTTGCCGCTTCTTTGGTGCTGATGTATTCGGCTGCTCTCACTCTGAAATAGTTGTCGCTGCTTGCATCACGCGCCACCATATCGTCAATGGGTATCTGGTCTATGCCTACAGAGAAGTGTGGCATTGCTTGAGGGGGTTCTTCTTCACGAACAACGTGATCCCAGAACTCTTTGAGATGAACAAACATTTGCTCCAAGAACTGTTGGTCTTTTGCAACCTTCACATATTCATAGCGACCATTGCCAAAGATGTTTGCAAAATACATTGCCTTCACCCCAGAGATTTCCAAGTAAAGCTGTAGCTGCGGCATGTATCTTTCAAGTTGGCTTCGCATTGTCGAGCGATCATTTGTGTGCTTGCACTCTAACCCATACCTCTCACCGCGCATCATAAACTCAGCGTCAAGCGTTGCCCGACACGGCACACCATTCCACTTGTAGTGGTAGCGTTGCTCATGTGTGGCTGCATTGGGGTCTTTGAAGCACTCAACTTGCATATGTTTGGAAAACCATTTGATGTTGAACTCTTCAGTCCAAACGCCAAGCTGAACAGGCAAGACATCGGACAGGTCAACACCATTTTTGTAGCCCATCTTCTCAAGCCAAAGGTCGTGCCAATCACCGTCCATGATTCGCAAGGCACAACTGCCGCCGATAGATGCTTTTCTGATTTCGTTATCTCTACTCATTTGCCTTCCTTTCAATACAAATTAGGTCAGTTCGCATCAGTTTGTCTAGTCTTTTTATGAAAATATCCAGACTCTAAATCAATCTGGAGAACCTCTTCGGCTAAGTCTTCACCTAATCTATCCAATAATTCTTGTATGTATTCTATTTGAGATCTGTAATCTTGCAGGTTGCTTTTTAAATTACTCATTGTTTAATAACCTTTCCTTTGCTTTCTCTGGTATGCGGCACAGCACCTTTGCCATGTGGCTGTTGCCCAGTTCTTTCTTTGTCATCTCAATAGCTGCGTCACACTTCTCGATTGTCCAGCCTTGACTAGCCGGGTCGGCTTTTGAGGTGGGGGAGCGTTCCCCCTCTTTCAGGGGCTTGGACAGTCTGTCCCATGTCGCGTTAGTTTTGTTCTGCATTGCAACGTAATCACCATTCACCTTACCCGCTTGCTTAGCGACAAGGGAGGGGGTAAACCAGATACGAAAGTCGTGTGCTGCAACGCACTTGTCCCACACTTTTGCAAGCAAGTCGTTGAACACATCGGCATTGGGTATATCGCTGCTCAACCGAGTGTTGATTGCTCGGCGTATCTCTTCGCCATACATCTTTTTAGCGGCATCGCTTTGCTTTGCATTGTTTGGTGGCAGATACATGACTGCCATCTTCTTTACAAAGTGTTCGTGAATGAGTGCTTCTCTTTGCTCAAAGTTCATTTAACTTCTCCATTTGAAAGCGTTCAACCATGTCCTGAACCTCGGCCTTTAGTTTCTCCAAACCCTCGCGCCGTTGGATTTCATATTGCAATGCAAGCAAATGCGCTTGCTCTATCTTGAAGGCGTAGTTGTTGTTTCTCTCCATCAATGACTGGCATTTCTTTAGGCCGTGCAGAATAGTTGTGTGGTCACGATCCAAATAATTACCCAGCGTTGTCGTTGTGTGTGCTGTGTTTCGATAGCCCAGATAATACAGGGCATGCCGACCAGCCATCACATAACCGACTCGCCGCTTGCCAAGCAATAGGTCTTGCTCAACGCCAAAGGTTTCGCATATTGCTCGGATTAAACTCTTGACCGAGTATGTCTCTTGCTTGTCCGCTTCAATCGTTATTGTCATGTTCATTTTCTTTCTCCATTAGTTCTTCTACAATTCTATCAGGCACAATCAGCACCCACTTTGGTGAGCCTTCCTCCCCCTTGCCCAGCTTAAACAGGGCAACGTCTCGGTTCTTCAAGACCGAGAACGGAGAGGGGAAGCCTTTCTCTTTGCGGTATTTCACCTCGGCTATGTAGTCCCGGCCATTCAAGTTGATAACCAAGTCGCCCGAATACTCTCCTCCAAGCGCGCCGGATAGGGGCTGGCGTTTGACTGGCAAGCCCCACTCCCTGAACAGTTTCACGAACCAGTTCTCGTGATACGTTCCCTTCGCTTTACTTTTGCTTGTCATTTTGTTTCTCCGTTTGTGCTTTGGTATAGCAGGGGTCACACCATGTCTCATGCTCTACAGGGTCGGGACTAACCAGCAGCATGACAAATTGGTGAGTTACTTCCCCACAAATGTCACACTTTGCTGGCTGTCCTTTCTTGTCTATCTTTCTTTTGGGCATGTTAAGACAACTGGGTTACGTTATGTTCATCATCTTCAATGTGAGTAGCCTTCACGTTTCCCATCATTTCATTTGTAACATGATGTTCGTGATTGCCAGTTCTCCACATTTCCAATGCTTCCTCTTGACTGTTGGCATAGATTTCATACTCCCATGAACATTCGACATCAGCCAATACTAAAAATCTTTGTGGCTTCGACATTGCATTTTCTCCTTTGACAGATTTGTTTCCTCCCATTTGCCAATCATTCGGCTGACAAACACACCGCGTTTGAAGGCGGGGTTGTCTTCCTCAAACAAATCGGCAAGGCGTTCAGCATCAGTCGGTGTGCTAAGTAGCGGCCCGACATTATCTACAAGCCACTCGTAGTGGCGGCGATAAAATAGTGTGTTCATTAGTCTTTCCAATCGTTGAGATATACCACTGTTGCTGGTGTTTCTTTGATTTTGTCAGGGTATTTGAGGTTGATTTTGTTTAGATAAGTTGCCAGGTGCATTAGCTCTATTGCTGCTGCGTCTGCTGAAATCCTGTCTCCTGATTCAAGTGCCTCAATGTAAGCACCAATAGTTCTGTTCCAGTTCATGTCATTCTCCTTTCGACATTGACGGGCGATTGACCACAGCACCCGCCTCACTTGACGGGGGCGGGGCTGTGGACAACGCCCAGTTATTCAGCAGCCATCTTGCTTGACTGCTTCTCTTGCATCCAGTCAATAGACTGTTGCGCTTTTGCCATTGCTTTCAGCAATAGTTTGGGGCTGTCTTGCAGCCCTTTCTTCCAGCCGTTGATATATTTGGCATGGTCGGGTGTTGGCTGCCGAGTGAGGCCGAGTGTAAGGGACAGTAACACTGACCCCAACTCAGCAACCAACTCCTCGAAAGCATATGATTGGCTAAAGCTAGAGCCAGTCATATCTCTATCGAGGCGGGAGGAATGTCCCGTCCAATGCACATGCTCGTGCATCAGTGTGCTGTAATAGTTTTGTGTTGCTGTCGCATCGGAAGTGTCTTTGAACTTCCATTGCGGCGGCATGTTTATGTAGTCAGCTTTCGGCACATAGAACGCTCGGTCTCCGCCCTCTCGCACATCGGCGTTGAGGGAGGTGATGAAACTGTCAGCGATTGCTTGCTGCTCTACCTCGTTGGGTTTCGCTGGTGGTTCAGTGCGTTCATAGCCCTCAAGCTGTTCTTCGTTGAACACAGCAGACACTTTCATCGTTTGATAAAACTGTTCTTCCCCCTCTCTGTCCTCGTATGTTCCAGAGACAAAGCGGCGAACCCATCCAGTAGCTTTCTGCCCCTTCAGCACTTGCTTGCCAGCAGATTGCCACTGTTTATATGTAGCCCATTGGTTTGATTCAAAGCCGCATCCAGCACCAAGAGCCATCAATATAAATACATTTGACCCGTTATATTCTGCGCCAGTTACGCCGTTCACTGGGAGGAAGCCACTTGAACCAGTAGTCATCCACCCCTTTTGCCAGTCTGTCCCGTGTTCATCGAGCGATTCGATAAACGTTTTCAGAATCAGATCTGCATAATCACTACCCTTCATCTTTCTACTCCTTTCGATGATTGGGGTTGCCTCAACAGCGACCCTCACCCCCGGCGGGGTCGATGTTGAGAGCAACCAATTCTCCTCTGAGCATTGTTGCTTCGTTTTCTAACTCATCAATCATGTCTTCGGTGTCGTATCCGTTGACACGGGTCTCACCGATTTCGCTGTCATAATAACTGCCAGCCTCTTCCAAGATAGATTCAATTCGTTTTTCGATTTCATCTAGCTGGTCTTCAATGACAGCCATGCGTTCATGCAATTCATCTTCAGTCATTTCATCTCCTCCAAAAGCAAATTGAGTTCATCACTCGGCGCAGCTTACGCCTACGCCAAGCGCAACGACTCAGCGATTGCCGATGCAATTCATTTCGTATCAAATCTTTTCCGATAGTCATGTTACCTCCTACAGCAGGTATATTTATACACGGGGTTATCCCCATGTCAAGGCATGAAAAAGGGGCGACAGCGTGAGCCATCGCCCCGAGGGGTTACTAAGCCAGTTTGTTCTTTGGCTTGTAGAGATAGTCTTTGTTGGTGCAGAACACCGAGTGTATCTCCATTGCTGCCTCAAGCTGTGCCGACCAATCGGTTGCGGCTACATGAAGTCGTTCAGATTGACGCTCGGCTCGCATCTTCTCGATGCTAGATGCGTTGTCATCTGACAGGACGGATACGCAATCTGCGATACCATTTAATGCTCGTCCTAATTCATAATCAGCGAAGCTGCATTCGTTATAAGCTTTTCGTGATTTAGCATAATCATTAGATTGTGCATCAACGTTTGCAAGAATTACATCAGTCCAGTATGCGACTTGGGTTTGGGTTGCTTTAGCTTTTGTATTAGACATCTATCTACTCCTTATGTCTTGGTCAGGACTGTCCCGACCTTACGTCCCCAACAAAATCGACTAGCGAGACATGGTCTAGCGACAGCGACCCCCAACACGGTCGGGCGAAGCCCGAGTGGTGCGGGCAGGGGGTAGACCATGAGGAGATAGGCGATATGTTAGGGGACAGTTGGTCGGGTCAGTCATGCAGCAAGACTTTGAGTAGGTAGATAATGCAAAAG